TCAATACCTAGAATAGCTGGATCTATTGATAACTCATTCTTGGGATCAAGTGTCAATTTCTCTACAGGAAAACCTATATCAGTATTAGCCATTTTAGGAAATGGTTCCGGTCTAAATGGGTGAGTATCAGCTATCACAGGAACATTGGTAAAACCAAATAGACTTGCTATAGTAGATACAGCTGAAGCACCGACTCGCGTTGCAGTTGCAAATTTTCCTATAATAGGAATATCTTCAAACCAAGACGCCGCGTTTGCAATAGCAGTAGCTGGAGCAGAAACACACCCGTTACCATATTCATCAGCTTGTAAAGCTAGACCAACAGATGGTCCAGATAATTTAACATCTTCTGCCCATGCATAAATGGCTATAGACACACCAGAACTAGATACACCATTAGCAGATTGCAATGTTGTATAATTCAAGAATGTCAATTGTCCCATATCTGCAAACTCTTGACTGAGTTGGGCATTAATAAAATTACGATGATAGAAAAATGGCAAAGTCATCTCTCCTGCTTCATTACCTTGCGGATAAATCCAAATGTGAGGACGCTGGGAATAAGGTATTAAATACCGAGTACCAGTATCATTCTGAATCGTACTTGGGGTAAGATTGGGAAGAGGTTGATAACCCATATACATACACCCATAATAAAATGGTGATGCATTGATCAAAACTTTGATTTTCAATTTGCACTGAATGAATGAAAAGTTATTTAACTTATATTTCACACGTGTATCATTGAAGAACAATTGCCATGGTGAATATGTGTGAGATGTTCCAACTGCATCACTTTCATTCCAAGTGAAATTGGCTATACGTACGGGTCTTGATAAAAATTTAACTAGATCCATAGCTTCAGTTTGGTCTCCTGCACTGATACCATCATATGGTCGATCAATGCCGGCAGTCATACCTGCAGTAGTGTCTACAAAGCGCACATTTTCGTTAGTAGAAACATTCATACCTGCTTCCGGCATCATAGCATCCATGGTATCTGATTGAATATCACAGGTGCTAAAACAACTTCCACAAGTACAAGCATAATCTACTACTTCCACTCCTTGAGTGTGTGGTCTCTCTACCTGAGAGACATAGGATATGTGATCTAGTTCACATACGCAACTTTGCTCAGTTCCACAGCTGAGCTCCTCAATATTTTGTTGAGCGATAATTTGTTAATTACATAAAGATTATCAGTCTGAATGTAATAGTCTATACTAGACCACAGGATTAAGTTTACTCTTCGCAGTTTATGCCACTGCGCAGACACTCTACGTTTAGTAGAAATTCGTATCTTCAGACCAGATACAGGTCAATTTTTATGGGTTTATTCCCAGGGTGACATTGTGATTTGACCATCATCTCCAACACCCCATTCTCCTTTTTGGAAAGAGTGGTTAAGCTCTTCCCAGGTAGGGAAAGTGGAATGTTCGACATAGATGTCAAGTTCACAATCAGTCACAATCTCTCTAAACATTTGCTTACGCGATTCAAATTCATCACGACCATACATGAAATATTCACGCACAGCTGTGCCAATTACTTGAATAGAATGAGCTTCTGGAGAGATATTGCGTGATTTGGTACATACAGTCAACATCTTAGCAATTGAAGATGGGTCCAATGGTGCTAAATAAGCTTGAGCTTCCGTATCGAAACGCCAACTGCGCTTTAGAAAAGAGCATTCGGAGATATCAATATAGGGTACTGATGCAGCTTCTTTATCAGCCATTGTATACACAATATCTACATCGCGTAGTGTGCTTTGAATATTGGTGTGATTGAACCATGGTGCGTCATCTGATACACTCATGATATTATCATCACCATATGTCATTAAGCAAACATTCTTATCAAATGAAATACATTCCCGTAAAGGATTTAATTCCAGATAACAATAACGCATGTAAATTGAATTGGCCAAGCCATTGACAATAACGGTTAGAGGATGTCCAGAGGGGTTTCCCCCAAAAAACTGGATCAATTCTCCATTAAAATCAACAATTAGATACGCCACATCATACGCTATTCCGCGTACAACTCTGAGTTCGTCGTTACTGTAACCAGCACGTGAGCAAATTCCAAAGATGATGGCAAAAGCCGATAAAATGATCTTAGGTGGCATACGCTTATCAAACTTGCCATAATCACCCGCTACCATTTTAGATACACCATGTTTAGTGATGTGTCTATATAGTTTATCCCATTCACGAGATTGAGGTATGATTCCTGGACCGCATTCAAATAACTCTCTATTATTCTGCATTAGAACAATCACTGAGAGTAAATATTTGCGAACAACCAAAGACCAAGCCATTGCGCTCGAAGTAAAGAGTCGTGTGGCCCCAGATTCAGCTTTAGCAAAAGATACTGCCTCATCCTTAAGATGTCCGCAGAATACAGTGCCATAGCGTTCTCCCCGCAAGTATGTAGATACAATTTCTTCCATAGTATCTTTGATCTCCTGGATAGGTTCCATAAGATCCATATATGCTTCTTCAGCACTTACACCTTCCAACTCTTGGATATAGTGTTTCTTACTGCGCTTGTAGGGACAACCTGCTGAAGATTTGCGATTTAATTTATCACAATATCTTACACCTGCCGCTCCGTTCATGGCCACTTTATCGGTATAAACCATCACCTTAGATACATCAACTTTTCTAATCTTATGTTCAAAAGCTTTAACAGCTAAATCAATAGTATCAGAGTTCATCATAGTAACTGGACGAGTCATATCGTTAAGTGCTTTGATCCAAGGATTACGGGTCATATCAGGTTTGGTCTTAGTCAATTCATAATCAGTTCATTCAAGAATAGATTTTTGAATAAATGTGGGACCAACACTGGTTTTACCACGTTGCCGAAATTCACCCACAAAAGATCCTAAGATTTCACCGGAACCATAATTGGCCTTATGTACAACACTTTGTACGTTAAGGTCACCGATGGTGCGAGTGCACGAAGGGGCAGAAATAGGCAGTGATCCTCTTGAGATAAAATTGGGTTCCAATTTATCACAACAATTAATCACATAATCGTGGTTAATACGCATAATACCGACAGCACTATCTTTACCCATAATGTGAGTTCCCAAAATAATGGGACCCGCAGGGGTATCAGACAATAAAATTGATCCACAATTACCATTTTGAGTTGGAACTGAAACATGTCCACGCCAAATAGGTATGTGAATGGATTTTCCATGCACAGTCCAGGCAGCAGAAGATGGTTGTATGTTACTAACCTTTTCCGTCCACTGCTTACCAGATATATCTTTACTCACATATTCTCCATTAATTTTACCTGTATAGGTAGATTTACAAAAATAGTGTGTAAGATTTGTGGCTGGTGGGCGACACATAATGCGTATAAATACCAAATCATGGGAATCATCGCGGTGAATCATCCCAGGAGTGACTAAAATTTGTCTCAAAGAACTGTTAATGTTCAAACTCCCATCATCAACTATATCCAAATAGAATTGATCGACAGGTGGCAGAATATGTGAGTTACACATATAGACATTTCCACGAATATTCACAGCTGTACCTACTCGTGTTACACCATCATGCTTAGTATTAAACATGACAGTTGCTTTCACAATATGCTTTTTCAATAAGGATAAATCCTTACCTTTTGCACATAATGTGTGCTGAGATAAATCATCAACACTGATGCGAAATGGATTCTCATAGGATACAGTAGGTTTCCCATCATCATCTGGTGGGGGAGTCTTACCTATACTAAGAGTAGATCCTTGAATATCTTCCTCAAAAGTGCTGAAGAAATTCCTAATTGCTTTGTATATCAATACACTTGCTGCTAGAGCGAGAGTGAATTTCAAAAGTTGTTTAGGAACTCTAAGATCATGTGTCGTTTTGTAAAATCCATAGGATAAAATGTGTCGAGCTAAAAAACTCTTATTCACACCTATAGCGTAATACATGAACCAATCAGGACCCCAAAGAAATCTAGTAAAAGCATCTACAAAATAAAAGTAGGTTATACAATTATAAAATTTGATCCATAACCAGAGATACACTTGGGTAACATATGGCAAAGTAGACACATAAGTATTAACATCATACGTGCGATCATTATGGAACCAGCTCATACTATCAGTGTACATTGAACTGACATAAGATGGATTGACATAATTTACTATATCCATAGATTGCACATTCATCTTCTTAGCCTTCCTAGACTTAGGTCGATGATTGATGTAAACAGACTTTTTGGTCTTCTTCTTACGCTTTTCCTTTGATTCCTCTTCCTCAGGAATCTCTTCACAATCACATTCAGTGAATGGATTGGAACAGATAATGCAGTATGCATCAGATTGAGGGAGAGCCCCAAATTCATCACAACTGCACATAGCCTGAGGGGCGTAACAATGGGAACATAATTCAATCTTTTCCATCACGTTTGAACAGGATAATACACGTCTTTGTGTTTCTTCATGAGCCAATAATGTCTCAGAATACCACGTCAAAAACGGTACTATATCTGTAAATTCCATGACTGGAACTAATTTACCTTTCTGTCCCCGTCTCTCGGTGCCACAAGGGGCCACACGGGAGACTTTAATATTCCAGTAGTTAGGGTAATATCCTTCTGTTAATTCAGGAATACTACCGCTATTTAACATTGTACCTCGAGCATATTCACTCTTCGGTGCTATGTCAATAACGTAAGGAAAACGTCGTTGGACTGCCAATGGACACGCAAAATATGCATGTACATTCAATGATTCAGAGTTAGTGGACCCAATTACCAATTTAGCACGCACAGGTGTCCGTCCTTTATCTTGGAGTTCTGCTTGAGCTGGTACATATGGTACATTATTGACCACACATAACATCTCTGCTAGAGAGGGATCCATAACACCTAAATTGGGTGATTGGAAAGCGATGTCATCCATCTGAATACACCATTGTGTAGAATTGAAATTAGACCAAAATTCCTCAGTGGGATTTCTAGTATACTTATATTCTGCACTAGTATTCAAGCCCAATACTTTACCATACTGTAGAAACAATAGGTTTGTAAAGGTACTTTTACCAACACTGGAACCACCATAAACTAACACCGAAAATGGTGCTGCACGCTCTTGTTGAGCTGCTCGTTTCGTGACTTCCATGGCATGTATTAATTCTAAATTACATAGTAATTTTGAAATAAGTGCCTTTTCAGTTGGACGACTAGCAAATTTCTTTATGCTTTTCCCCTGTTCAATGCTATCTTTCAAATCAGCTAAATACTGAAAACGATCGATATTATGAACAGTAGGATTGCTCAGAAAAGTGCTTTGGCGATGTAATAATTCTGCCTTATCATACCATACTTGGTATTGTAATTCACTATGGAAAAGTGGTGACATAGAACCAGTCTTAATACACTGATACCCACGCTCGCATAAAAATGCAATCGTATCTAGGGTACAATGTATGAAGTCTGGTCCCATATGGAACTTCTTCTTAATTCCCTCCTTGGCTATTTCATCGAACTTAAAAAGATCCAATGACAAGCCTATTTTGGAAAATAGAGATAAAGACAAAGCATACATGCCAAATTTGTAAAATTTTTCAAAAGCTGGTGAGCTCTTGATGGTATCATACATACCAAGAAATGATTTAAAGTCGGCAAATTCAATCCCTTGAACATGTAAATCTTCTGTGGGATTTTGACGATTATAAAAATCAAAGGCGGAGCGTAATGTTGCTGCTAACAGAACATTATTATCCATTTTTGTACCACGAAATTTGGCAAAAGTTGCTACTGCAACATACTTGTCCATAAGGGTTCGGGCACGGAGTATTAAGTACATACCAAGTACAAAATCTTCCACGAGCTGAATCAAACCATCAGCTTCGAGGGGAGTGTTAATATACTTTCCGATGAGAGAATCATGTGTAAAAGTATAACTATTCCACATGTTATCATGGTAAATCCATGTTTGAAGATCGGAATCACCCAAATGAATGGGCGTAAATTCGATATTGCATGCAATATCTTTGCGAACTTGTCGCTGCACTAAAGTGCGCTTAATTGGCGATTTAGCTAGTAAATCATTTTCAAGAATGGTGAGAGCGTTATTAAAAAAGTTGGTCATCGTTATTAAAATTGGTTGTAGCTGATTCGTTTAATGCGAGTTTTTCTTCCGGCAGGAATATCCACTTCAGAGTAGTGGAACTCAATCTAAGACTTAACTTTGATTTGGTAATAAATAAAGTGTCCATGCCAGGCACTCACTTAATCATATAGTCCTCGACTGCAACTGCAGCTGTAACTATACATGTGGTATGATAAACGTTGTCCATAATAGAACGAAGAGGTTTAAATTTCCTACAATTATTAAGATCATGACCAGATAAATCTATTCTGGCATTTATTCTTTAAATATGTTTGAAAATGATATTTAGTGGTATATCATTTACCATGAAGTTTCAGGTTCTTGTGTTTCTGAAATAATATAGCAAGTGGTTCTTGTGGTTCACTTGTAGGATTTTTATACTAATTATTTTAGATCGCTGCTAACGATCATACACTACAAATATAATATAAACAGATCATCACTACTTATGAGTGATGAAATGGCCTCAAATGAGTACTAATTTGTAATTGACTAAGGAATTCATCAAATGAATCATTAATATGAGTAAAGGGTACAACCGTTAGGGACCATCATATTAACATGTTATAATCATATTAAAATTTGGGTGTGATTTGTTTAAGGTACATATCACGAAAGACCTGTGAAGCTTTCCACTTCCAGCT